AAAGTGTTTGTTGAGTTTTTTTTACTCTCTCTCTCTCTCTCTCTCTCTCTCTCTCTCTCTCTCTCTTTAAATAATATAGGGATATTTCATGGGGCGATTTTGTCCAAGCTCACGATCTTGAAAAAGTACAGTCCAGAGGTCGCATTGGCGGTCGGAAAATCCTCCTCCAAAAATCCACCAATTCGAGGCGGAAAAATCGAAGCCAACATGAAGCAAACGAACCGCTCCAACTCATCCAAAAACATCAAATATTGGTCGGCATCCACCGATCAGGCGCACGACCTTGGGCATAAAAAAACCCCCACCGATATATCGATGAGGGTCTAGTTTAGAACTCTTATTTGAGTACTCCAACTCGTTGGAATAAGTAAGGCAATTCTCGGTGAAGTTGAACTCTTTTTGTCCGATTGCTCATTGCAATCATGATATCTAAAAGTTCTTCTTGAATCTCAAATAGTGCATCTTGGTCATGCACCATATCACAAGAATATAGGTTGTATTTTTTCTCCAATGCAACCATTCGTTCTAGCAATCTTCCAAAGATAAAATCATCTTGAATTGAGTTCGAGCGATTGATATTTTCCCTTGCAACTTTGAAGCCTTCGTATCTTGCTTTTTGGATAGCAAGTTGTTGCTTTCTTACCTTCTTGTACTCCTTTGGTTCATCCAAATATTGGAGACCAAGTTTTGTGATTTTCACACCTTCTCTATTGTAGGTGATGAGTCCTCTATCCTTGTAAGATTTGAAGTTGGTATCGTAGTGACCGCTCATGTTAGATGGTAGTCTAGGGAGCAAACCTTTTACTTCCAATTCCGCCATGTTTCTAGCGATGTCGTGGTGTAGGAAATTTACAGTACCCAAAGGTACGCCACTTCCTAGCATCTTTATTTTCAACATCCCCTTCTTCTCTTCATTCTTGCCGTTCAAGATTGCAATCATCTTCATGGTTGTTTTCTTACCATTGAAGCCTTGTGCGTTCATCACCTTCAAGTAGGTGAACAATTCGTTAATCGTTTTCATAACAATAAAGATTTATGCCCCTCCTAGGAGGAGCGGTTAGATTTAGTTGCCCACATGTCAAAGAACATCACCGCCGTGGCGATACCCCAATATACCACCTTCCATTGAATTATGCAACAAGACCGCCCAGAGGAGCAAAGCTCGGAATAAAACCTAGTGTTTATGGGGGTTTTAGGGTGAAGCACATGATCGTTTGATTCCAAGGTTTAGGGCATAAAAAAACCCCCACCGATGGTGAGGGTTAGTTCCTAGTATCTCCGTACAACTCCGAACGCATCAAGGATAGCCATTCCTTCGTTGTATTGGGATAGTGTGAGTTTCTCATGGTAGTAATCCAAGAATTCATCAAGACTCAACATGGAATCGTACATTCCATTTACTCGGTGTTTGTCTTTGATGATTTCATCAAGGTCATCCATGTACCTTCTTGCTTTTTCATGAAGGATATCTTCTAGCACTTCATCAAGGTTCACCATAATGAACCTCCACATTGCATTTTTTTCTTCTTGTGTCATGATTATTTTCTTTTAAAGATTTGAATTGCATCGCCCAATTCCATGAGGATTGGTACGAGGATAACGATCAGAACCAAGCACATCATAAATCCATGCCCATTTTAAGTTCTTTTGTGAGTTTGTCATTGGCTATGCCCATGGTCTCCATGTCGAACTCAACTCTATTGCCTAGCGCATCGAATTTCTCCGACATTGGTCGTACATCAAACATGATTTCAAGGTCATGTACATTCTTACCCAACTCAATCGAGTTGATGAAGGCTTGGAATAATTGAAAGTCATGAAGGTCATCATGTTCCAATCCTCCTTCACGCAATTCCCTTGCATCTAATGGATGTAATCCGTAGTCAATAATCGTTGGTGCATTCTCAATATCTAACAATTGGTTGTGTCGCATTGCATGTTCCAATCTCTTAAAGACTCTTATCAAGTAATTTGATTTCTCACCCAACTCACAAAAGAAGGTTGCGTTATCGGAAATTGCTCCTTGCACTTGGTCTTCATCAAGACCTTTTGCTTCGACCAGGAATTCATTCAACATGTCTTCCGCTCGTTGAAGCTCATTTAAATCCACATAGAATGCTTCGCTAAATTCCTTCACAACAAGGTCATCAATGGTGATGAATTCTTTGTCGGATAACTTCCTAGTTTTTACAATCTCTTTTGCGATTTCACCAACGACTTGTTGGTAGGTTTCGAGTGATGAATTAATCATCGATGACAAATTGAAATGTCTCATAATAAAATAAAGATTTAGCCCATGAAGGAGAACCCTCCATAGGTGGTTAGAAAAATGCCCATATGTCAAAGAACATCGTACCGATTGGTACACCCACAATATAGTTCATGTAGGATATAAATCATAGTACGCGCCGATAATTTATTCCTGGTCTCGAACAAACTGTTTTATAGGTAGTTAGCACCAATCACCTATACCAATAATTTACCACAAGGGGGGTAAGCATGTGATACCCAATAAGATATATTCTTGAAGTAGTTAGGGAGGGGGGTGTGATTGTCAACCAAGGAGGGGTGTGCGCCCTAGATTCGCAATGTCCTTGGGTGCAATACGATACCATACATGAGTTCAAGTAATCGTGTAGGTGAAGAGGTACAAACGCCTGATCCACAACGCATTAGATGGTAAAACGCCAAATGTTTTTCGGATTCGGAATCTCACACTTGGGGGGTGGGTTCGGATAATCGTTTTGGGTTCTACGACCGAACGCCGTCATGTAGCGTATAATCCCCCCGGTCTTTAGGACTCTGGGAAATAATTGATCGGCTGTGATCGGGTATTTTTTTTAAGGGCAGTTAAGCCAGACAAGAAGTATCATTTGTCTCATTTGGGACTTGACTTTATCAAAAATAAGTTGTAACTTTGTTTTACTCAATTATACAAGCATGGCGGATGGCTTTTGGGAGCCACCGACAAAATCAAGTATGTAGGTTGAACCCTGGTATAGGAAGTTGTATTAGGGGATAGTATGTCTAATTTTTAATGGGGGAAATATGTGCGAGTGTGGACAAGAAGGAGGTCAATGTTATTGTGACTTCTGGGACGATGTCGAGTCAGGAGACTTGATCTTGTTTGTATGAACTGTTCTTAATTGAGAGTTCTTGATTTCGTAAAGGGGGGCTTGGATAGTTAATACTGATCCATCATCCCTTTTTCTTTTTTCTCCTATGGGGAAGTAATCGGCTACTTCTAGGAACTCGGTTTTAAATATCCAACCACATAGTGTGTACACGCTAGTCTTCTTATTTATAGAACAAAACATTAAGAGGTCGCATTCGAGCTTTTCTTGATATCCTAGGAAGTTGTTTACATAATGTGGTTTGGGGTCTACTGTTCTCCCCATTGTTTTGACATCGATCTTGTACCCATTATATAGAAGGTCGTAACCCCCGTCAAACCCAGGTTTAAATTCCACAGGTAGTTGTAGGATCAGAGCGGTCATGTATTCTCCTAGCAGACCGAGGTACTGATCTTCTTTGCTCCCATTGAAAGAATGTCTTTCTCCGAGGTTGTGTTCTTTTAGTATGTCCCAACAAAAGTCTTTTAGGGACTGTGGTATTTCTAGGGATGTCATAACTCGTTATAGAATCTTTGCACCATTAGTCTACCTTTTTGTGAAAGGGCATAACGGACACGATAGTTGTACTTCGTCTCTGATCTAAACATTTGTCCAAGGACATCCTTCTTCGGAGTGAGCTTGTCGAAGTGTTTGTATATGTATTCTCTTTTAAGAAGTGGGTAGAGTATTTTTCCGGGCAGTTGCTTTTTGGATTGATCGTACTGATCGCATACCCAATCGATGGTGAAAAACTCTAGGTCGTATATGAAGAGCATAAAATCAATCTCTGGTCGAGATAAGTTAAACTGCTCCTTAAACTTCCGATAGACTATGGAAATAGATTTCAGGTGGTTCTGCTTTATGTACCTCTCTGGTTGGTGACTAAAGTCACGAAACTTCTTCGAGGGTGAAACATGGCTCTTCGGCATATAGGCTTAATTGAAGTTGGAGACCCCGTATCATCTTGATCAGTTCTCCTTTAGTACGAAAAAGAAGTGGGTCACAATGTTCCCCGATCGCTTCACTTATTCGAGCGACACATATATCGTACATGTCCTCGTATAGGTTTCGGTCTTGCGACCATTTTAGGTTGGTGTCGTGGACACGCCAAGCATGGAGAACAGTTGCGTGGTTGCAATCTATAATCCTTCCAACTTCACTACAACCTAGGAAAGGCTTGAGTGCATTTATGTACGCATACTTGTACACAATATTCTTGCGCTCCCTGGTTTTAGTGATTTTATATTTTGCTTTATATAGGGTCCAGTCGTAAGCAACCTCTAGAGATTTATTCATAAATAAATTATATTTGCTTTAGGTACTAAACTACGGGAAAATGGACGACCATCAAAGTAGGCGAGAGGAATTTTTATCACTATGCAACGATGTCTTGGGAACATTGCGGGTAGTTGCGGAAGAACTTGAGCTCGATGACGAGGTCGTCTTTATTGCTATGGCTGGTCTTTATAATGAAGTAACCAATCGTGTTGAAGCGATATATGATACTCAAGCACCTAATGAAGAAGTTTTAATTAATGGACTAGATTTTCTTGATACGATGATTTGTCAAGAGATCGAAGAAAACGAAAACCCGGAAGAGGGAACTATTGATTGGTGGATCAATAGGGTAAATTAAATTGTATGATCAGAAAGATTATTGTAGGCATCAATCCAAAAGATGCTATGGCTTACTATGTAGGAATGCGAGTAGGCAAAATGAAAATCGACAGCATCATTGTTGATGAAAAATATTTAGTTAGACATAATATTAGAAGATATTTAATATATTTAACAGGAGATGAGGGAGTTATGTTATGGAAAAACATAGAAGGACTTCCCGTCGTAGTTGAATATAATTTAAATTTCTAGTGAGAACGATGACCACTATCCTTATTCGTTTACCGAAGCGATTCAAGGATACATTCAAATTGAACGGCGAGGAGCTTAAACTGATCACCAAGTTTGATGAGTTTGGTAACCGAGTCATGGAGGGCGAAGTTGTTAGAACGCCAATAAAGTATGACTGTCCATGTGAGGAGGGTGATACTATCTACTTCCATCATCATGTCGTGATGGAGAAAAGTCAAAGGTTTTCTTATGAGGGGGATGATATTTACCAGGTGCGTTACCACCCGGAAGACCCATATCAGTCCCAAGCATTTGCTTACAAGGATAAGGATGGAGAGATTCGTCCTATGAGTAATTGGGTTTTGCTTGAGCCAATCGTTGCCGAGTCAAAACTTAAGAGTGACGTATTAGAGATTGTGACTTTTGAAGAGGAGCAAAACACCGATGGTATCGTTACGATGCTAACGGATGAGATGAAGGTTAACGGACTCCGCAAGGGGGATCGGGTACGCTTTTCTAAAAACTCGGACTACGAGATCGAGATCGATGGAAAGAAGTATTGGCGAATGAAGATGTCTGATCTAGAACTGATCTATGGCTAAAAAGGAATTTACCACGATCGGGGCTTCCGAGAAACTCATGAAGAGTATGGAGGTGGCTATCGAAAATATGATTGGCGAGATCAGAAAACCAATTGACCCAGAGATTGGTGGTACACAAAGAAAAGCCGAATTACAATCTATAAAGCAAACGGCGGTGGATTGTAAGGAACTGATCATTGAAAGACAACGCCTAGAGCAGATGGTAAAAGATTTGAAGAACAGTGGAGAAATCTCGGAAGAAAAAGATTACGGAGGAGGATTCGCAGAAAGGTTCTCTAAATAGAGACCCTCGATACATCTTCCTATATTGGGACGATTATGACTTACAAGATAACAACGGGGATGTGTAGTTGTGGTTCTTTGGACTTCAAACACACATGCCCATATAGAGAAAAACACGAGCAAGATATAGAGACTTTGTGCGATTGCTGCGAAGCGTGTATAGAGGCTTGTGCTAATGAATGCTAACCAATTAATTATGTCAAGAGAAAAAGAATTCAAAGTATTCCAGGACGCAGTCAAACTACTAGTCCTTTACCAGGCATCACTCGATGCTATGGATGATTTTAAGGGTACATCCCTTTACAAGCATGATGTTAAGAAGATGATGAACACCCTCGAAAAGAAGATCGAGTTCATGATCAGAAAGCCCTTGGGGACAGTTGATGCTGATCCAAAGACAAGTGAACTGTTCACGGCTCTACAAGAACGGATAGAGATGATTAACTCTTTGACCACTATTGAGTTGGCTCAATTGAAGTGGACAATAGAAGAACATAGAGAAGAAGTAGAAACTAAAAAGTAAGGGCATAACCTCACGGGATTTGATTTTGGTAAGGCTATAACCTTACATAACCTTTAACACCAAAGAGAGATGTTAGATTTTCAAGTATTAGTATTGATACTCCTTTTTGGAGTGTCTGTTTTTTTCGCCTTAATGACGAATAAGAAAAAGTGAAAAACTTCAAAAACATAATCACACCTGAAGAGGCTAGTGCCTTCGATAAAGAAATGTCCAATGCGTTTCTAAAGAGAAGAGACACCCCCGATGTTGTGTCGAGAATAGTAAAGCTCTTGTGTGATTATTATGAAGTTGAGATTTGTGACAAGTCTTTTTGGAGAGTAGAGATAGAACCAAAGGGACATGACTGGCATGTAGATAAAGGCAATAGAGGTCATATGGCTTGGTGTCAAGTGGGTGCTAGTATTTTACTCTCTGATGACTTTGAAGGAGGAGATACCCATTACAAGTGGGGAAAGGTTGACAGGGAAAAATACGAACTGATCTCACATTCATCGGACATACAACACAAGGTAGACCCACATACTGGGAATAGAAGAGTACTATTAATATTTATATGATGGACATTATTGACCTTTGCTATAGAGATTTAGAAGAATACGGAATAGAAAATGATTAGTATAGTACTTATAGTGATAATGTCTTCTTATATCATAAGGAGAGAATATCTACACACAAAAGAACTAAAGAAGAAACTCAAACGATATGAGTAGTTTCTGGGATGAACAA